ATGAAAATCGTTGCTCCGATCTCTGAAAAGAAAATCAAGACCTTGCAAAAGTCCTCAGCTTGCGGTGTGGTGCCGGGGCTGTGGGTGAAGGTGGTTCCTCTCAAGAACGGAGAGCTTGCGAAGTATTTCGTGTTGAGGGAGCGCTCAATCAACCGAACCTTCAATCTCGGCAAGTATCCGGACATGTCTCTCGCCGAGGCCTTCAAAAAAGCCGCAGAATGGAAGGAGAAGGTCAAGCAAGGGGTAGACCCTGCCAAGGAGGAAAAAGAGCGTAGAGACGCGCTCAGGCGCGAGCGCGAGGGTGTTTGTGAGGCGCTCGACATCCTGACGTTCGAAAAACTGATCCGACAGTGGATCGAGTTCAATGAAAATCGAGGCAAGTGGAGCAAGACCTCGAAGAGCAAGTCCGAGATCTGGGACGGGTTCTTTCGCAACCATATCCCTGAATTGTTGCGTGTGTGCCCGGTGGCACAGCTGACGGCACAGATGTTTTACGACGCTCTGGCAGAAAAGTGGCGCACGATGATCGATACGCCCGAAAGGATCCTTTCGGATGCTCGCCAGGCGATCGACTGGGCAATGCGCTCTGAAATGATCCCGCCGATGATCAACCCATGCATCGTTAAAGACGGTAAGTTAGGGGACCTGCTTCCGCTTGATCGACCTGCCGGAGGACACGAGCCGGCATTGCCTCCCAAACGTATGCCGGCGTTCTTCAAGGCACTGATGGATCTGGTGCCGGTCAGTCAGACGGCTCGCTGTCTGGCCTTTGCCATCCTGACGGCAGCACGCAACACGACGGCACGCGAGGCAACATGGGACGAGATCCAACAGGACGACGAGGGCAATTGGCTGCACGTGATCCCCAGAGAGCGAATGAAGGTCAAGAGCGAAAAGATCCCGTTTGACCGCAAAACGCCGCTGTGTCCGCAGGCTGTGGAGCTGCTTGAGAATACGCCGAGGATCGGCTTTGACGGCTCGCAGTTGATCTTTCCGAACATCAACAAGGGCCAACGGTCAGCCTTTACGCGCGACGCCGTCCGTGCCCTCATCAAACGTATGCACGACAAGCAGCGCAAGATCGATGGCATCGGTTGGGTGGATCCGGATCAAAAAGATCGAACTGGCAAACCTCGCATCGTGACTCTGCATGGCTGCGCACGTGCGACCTTCAACACGTGGGCCAAGGATGCGCGAGGGTACGGCCATAAGGCGTTTCCTCGAGACCTCCGGGAGAGCTGCCTGGATCACCGCAATGAGTCCTATCAGTGCGCTTATGACCGCGAGCAGGCACTCGGTGATATGCGAGAGGTGTTTGATGCCTGGGGCAAGTTTTGTTGTTCTGGTATGTAGAATGTGACAATAACAGACGCAAGGCAAAAAGACTAGATACAAGAAAAATGCCTATTCCACAGTTTGATGACCGCGGTCTTCTTCCTGCCGGTGTACATGTATGCACTTTGACTGAGTTCAAGATTTGGGCAGGCTCGATTCCTAATGCCGAGCACCGACTCATGTTGGTGGAAAAGTTTGAGAGATTTTTGAACGACATTGTTCGGCCGATAGCGCCCGGATGGCCACTAGTTATTGACGGTTCTTTTGTCACGGACAAGAAGCTGCCTAATGACATTGACTTTGCTCTTGATTTGAGAGATTGTGGTGACCCAGTGGTGCTCGGGGAAGCTTTTTTTACTATCTTCAGAGGGAATTCTCAGAATAAGGTTTCTTACAATGTTGATGGGTACGTAATTCTTCCGGGCGGGAATGATTTTCAGGACTTTTTTGGGTACGTTGGGCAAAAAACGGGAAACATTAAAGGTATCAATGAAAAAGATCGTAAGGGTACTTTGAGGGTAGATCAATGGTGACTCATGCAGACAATGTAAGAGCTCAAGTAGCCTTTTTGGTCGATAATGCGCGATCCATCCCAGACAGTGTCTGGCAGATGTTGAAGCCGGAGGACAGGGAGGCCGCAATTGAGGTGTACGTACGGAAAATTGAAGAATTAATGACTGATGAGTTGTCTCTAGCAACAGTGCGAGACAAGTCTGATGTGATTGTCCATGCAGATGGTCCAGCTTTGAGTGCAGGGAAGTGGAGTTTCAGGGCATTCAACTCCGTGGTTGACTCTCTCAATGCAGCTCTTCGCGGACTGGTTGCCGATAGCTTGGTCAAAGTCAGTCAGCGTTCACTGACGTCCAAGGCTATCCGTCAGCAAGTCGATGTTCAGGTCACTGGATTCGCGCCGGGAAGCCTTTATGTGGGGGCGAATGTTGCTATCTTGGAAAAGACAGAATTCTTTGATTACAACGATGTGGAGCAGCTTGTCGAGAGTGCAGTTAATTCGTTGCCGCAGGCGGGCTCGCTTGTTACGGTCAAGGGGATTAGCGACGAGATTTCGGACGTTCTGGAGGATCCAGCAGTCAGAGATTCTGCCCTTGTGGCTGCTTCGCTGTTGTCTCCGTCGGGCAAAATTGGGGTAAATGAGGTTTCCGTGACTGGCAATGGAAAAGGTCAGCTGGTTCGGGCGATCCTGACTCCGGAGAAACGGCACATTCTCCGGAGGGCGATCAAGTCTGGCGCAATCGGAAAAAATTCAGGACATGAGAAAGTGAAAGGCGTTGTGCGAGAGGTGAACCTTGATACGAGTCGATTCTCTCTTAGGTCTAGCGATGGCTTTCTAGTTCGGTGCTTTCTGAAGGGGTTGGATCATGTGACAGCCACAAAGATGTTGGACAAGGAGGTTGTTGTTGAAGGGACTGCACAGAAAGATAAAGAAGGCCGAGTTCGACTGATTGCACTATCGAATATTCCACTCATCTTAAGCACCACATAAAAGAATAAGATCCCTGCCACTACGGCGGGGTCTTTGTCTTCAGGCCGGCTGTGCGGCCTTATCGTGGTTGAGGCCTTTGACCCACTTGAGGATGTCAGACTTCCTCCAGCGCCGGGCGCGTTCCGTGATGTAAAACGGTTGCGGGAAGTCACTATCCGCCGCGTTCGTCTTCTTCCAGACGGTACTCACTCCGATACCGAGCATGGCCGCAACCTCGGTGTCCGAAAGCAACAGCTGCGCGGGAGCCGGGAACGTCACTTCGTCTTTTCTGCGTGTTCTCATTTTCTTTCCTATCAATCAAAACAAATCCAACCAAAACTTGATGCCGGCGCACACCATCCCGAGCGAGAGGAGTGCAATGGCCGCCAGTATGGCCAGCCCAAAAATGATCTGAAACCATTCCTTCATGCCTGCCTCCGTTCAGTGACTGCAAAGCCAAACAAAGCCGCAGATGGCGATCGGCAAGCCGGCAATGACAGAGGCGCCGGCAGCCATTGGGCCGAAGTTGTCGGCGATCCAGTAGTGCAGGCCGAGTCCGGAGGCGATGCCGGACAAGGCGGTTACGTACCAGACGCCGAAGCGGGCGCAAAACTCGCGCGTGCGACGGTGCCAGGCGTAGGCGCTGTCGCAGTACCGGAGTTCTGCCCGGATCATCTCTTTGAGGTCGGTTGAGCCGGCCATCTCCCGCAGCTTGCTGATGTGCGATTCGACCTGGGCGTCTGTGATGATTTTGTCGGTCATTATTTCGTCTCCTGATAGGGCTTCGGCATCTCTGCCCAGGCTTTGATTTGCGGCCAGTCGTTGGCGTCGAACCGGTCTTCGTCACGGTCGTAGAAATCGCATTCGACCTGCGGTTGGTCGGCTTCGTTGAGCACACTCACCAAGTACCAACCGTCGTGGTCGGGGCTGAAGTGTGTACCGTCGGGTTGCACAGGCAGCCAGCAGGGCTTCCACAGCTCTTTGGCCTGGTACAGCGTGGCCGTGGTGAGACGTATGTGGTCTTCAACCGCTCGTTCGAGACGTGCGATGCGCAGTTTGACTTCATCGAGCGACTGATCAACAGTCATTTCGGCCGGGGCCGATGCCTTGGTCATGGGGGTTACAAATCTCATTCCGGAATTCCAATAAGTTGTTTGCAGATTCGAGTGACAAGGGTGTTGTGAAGCTTCAGGCCGTCTTTGCCGTAGCTTTCGCACTGGTACTGGATCGTTGCCTTGCCTTCGCCCGGGAGCGCGTTTACCTGGTGCTTCCAGGTACCCTTGGCGGCCTGGACGTCGTAGGTGGTTGTGATCGATGCGTAGCGGTCGCTGCCTCGCATCTCGGTCGTGACTGACAATGGCCACGTCTCGATCGGGGTGCCGGACTGGCGGCGAGTCAACAGGCCCATGACGTAGTTCAGCTCATGGTCCGTGAGGTATCCGCGCTTTAGCGATGGCTCAGAGCATGCCTGTGACGGGCGGTACGTGACGAAGTTCATCTCGTAGCCCGGGCATTCCGTGATCGTCAGCGACGTTCCGTCGTCACTCTCCCAGCGCGAGATCCGAGACTTGTCGTCTTCGGTCATCTTTAAGGTCCAGAACACCGACTTGGTGATGTGGTTGCAGAGGGTCTTGAAGTTCATGACTTTCATGTGAAAAGTCCGCTTTCGTTTGTGATTTCTCTCCCCGGGTGAGATCATCGGGTTGTCAGACCACCACGTTTGACGTCCGAATAACCAACACCCAAGGAGGGAAAAATGAGTTCTGAAAAAGTTTCTTTAGATGCCGGCAAGACTCTGGGTATGCTGATTCAAGCTGAGCTAATTCGCTTACCGAGCACGACTTTTACGCCTTCGGCATTTACAACCGCGGATAAGGTTCAGTCGGCAGCAAAATTGGATGCTCTGTACCTTCAGACTCTTGTGGATGAACTGAAGAAGCTGTCTCAGTCTGAAAAGAAGGAGTAATTTGCTCATCCAAGTAGCGGCGGACGTTGATCAACTCGTTCGCCGCTATAGCGGCATCGAGAGATCCTTTGCCGGTTGCAGTCAAAACTGCTTCCCAAATCTGATCAGCGTGTTCTTTACTGATTGGTTTTTCGTTTGCCATTTCCTTCTCCTTTCAATGCCCGGGCATCGATGCCAGGGCGTACAACCAGGCGTAAACGCCGCATGCTGCGATTAGCGCGTAGACCACGCATTTGATGTCTTCAGACATGGCGTTACCTCGCTGGTTCGTTTCTGAAAAATTGGACGTTGTTCGCGATGACTTCCGTGAGCTGCTTCTTGATGCCGTCGCGGGTGATGTACTCGCGCATGTGCATCTCGCCTTCGACCCACAAGAGGTTCCCTTTTTGGACATACGAGCAGATGTTCTCGGCCAGGCGACCGTAGGCGACCACGTTGTGCCATTCAGTGCGCTGCTCTTTGGTGCCGTCGGCGCGGTAGATGGTTTGAGATGTAGCCAGTGAGACGCGAGTTGCCTGTTGGCCGCTTCGCGTTTGACTCAGCTTCGGGGTGTGGCCGACATGGCCGAGTAAGAGTGCTTTGTTGAGAGAGGGCATAATTAATTCCGATCATCAAAAGATGTATTGATGAATGCGAAATTAGCACTTGATGGATGAGTTTACAAATCAAAAGATGAACACGAGAAAACAAATTGATCATCTTTTGATGAAGATCAAAGATAAAAAAATGCCCCCAGAGCTGTAAAACTCCTGGGGGTGACATTTAGAAGAAAAAGTTTTTAACGAAGAAGAGACTTGCGCAGCTCGACAGCCACGCCCTTGATTTGGATGGCAGAAGTTTTGCTGGACAAGATCGGATAATCAGGATTCAAAGGAACGAGCTCAAACTCGGTCTTGGAGACGGCCCGGTACTTTCTCAAAACGGCTTCTCCGTCGGCTACAGCAATAACAAGAGATGACGGTGAAGCTGTTTTGTCAGGGTCATAGATAACCAAATCATCAGGTTCAAACAAAGGCTGCATTGAGCGGTCTTTGATTTTCAACGCGAGGGAGGTGTCGGGTACATTATTAGTAGCCATGACATAACCTATTGGTTCGCCGCCGTCCTCGCTTAGGAGGGATTCCCAAGTGATCAGCGGGACTCTTACCCGATCAAGGATTGTTTTTAGGTTGTTGTCAGGCTTGTTGCTTACCCTGTCAAAGTAGCCTTCCTCAAGGTCAAGGCTTCTCTCAAAATCTCTGGCTAGTTTTTCCCCGAGATTTCTCCATCCTGTCGTGAGACTGGATATCTGAGTTTTTGACCGACCCACTCTTTCTGCAAATGTAGCCAAACCTAGAGTGTCAACAAGTGACTGGAGGTTTGTTCTGCGGATTTCATTGATTTCCATGAGTAAGCCCTTATGGATTGTTTGAATCCGATTTTTTCACTAATTGATGAACGGGACAAGAAAATTTGCTATATGATGGCGTTTATCAAATGTTGGATATTCGCCATGAAGTTGAGTGAATTTTTATCTTCTCTGTCAAAAGACGAAAAGAAGCGGTTTGCTGAAGATTGCAGCTGCTCACTGGGGCACCTGTACAACATCGTTAGCGGCCAGCGCAGATGTGGCGCAAGTCTTGCAGTGCGAATAGAAAAAAGAACGTACGGCAAAGTAACCAAGGAAGAAGCCGCGCCTCATGTGGAGTGGTAATCGTTATGAGTATCAGCTTCACGGATTACATGGTCGCTTTGAGAAGTAGCTCCTTACCTGGTCCGGTAAGGAGTATTGCCTTGTGGATAGCCTCGCGGTGTTCAAACGGATGGCCGGTAACGCGCGAGACAGTAGCGGAGGACTCAGGCTTTTCTCGCTCCACGGTCACAAGGTCAATTGCCGAACTCTGCGAAAAAGGCTGGTTAGTGCCGACCAGGAATCGGAGGCTCGGAAACAGCTATGAACTATCAATTCCCAAATCCTTATCGGCTCATAGTGAGCCTACAGTAGGCTCAGAGCGAGCCTACCAGAAGGCTCAGAGTGAGCCTTTAAGAGAATCCTTATCGGCTCAGAGTGAGCCTACAGTAGGCTCAGAGAGAGCCTATAAGAAGGCTCAGAGTGAGCCTACCTATATAAGAACAATACAAGAACAACAAGAACATCTCCGCGTGTGCGCACGCCCGCCCGCGCGCGAGGGAGACGCCGCCACCATCAAACACTCCGACCTCAACCAGCCGCAACTCTGGGGGTGGGTGAGGGAACTCGAGAAAGATCCGGACGCCAAGGCGGAAGTTTTGAAGAGTGAGTTCTACCGGACGTCGACAGGTGAGATTCGCAAAGATGCGTTCGTCACAGCGTTGTTGTATGACGAACAAGTTTTTGAGCGTTTCAGACCGTTGTTTGAGCGCATGAAAGCGGAGGGGCGGCTATGAGTTTTCAAAAGTGCGCAATCGAGGGTTGCCAGTACGCCGGGGTCTCAAGCTACTCGGCAGGGCGCTACTACTGCGACTTCCACGCCGAGCTCTTTGACCGTGGTCCCGATTTCATGCGCTGCACGGCCAAGGTGACGCAATACGCGTCCTGGTGGGCAGTGAGGGATCTGAAGGCAAAGCTCGGCCGCATCGCGTCCTGCACGCTCGAGTCGGATGCCAAAAAGCTGATCGACGTTGTCCAGCAGAGCCCCCTGAGGCAATACCTGCCCGATCCTTCGGTTTTGGATCGTAAGGAGATCGTCAACGGCATCGGCGAGCGCGTGCCGGAGCCGGCGCGGATGTATGCGCTACGAGTCGATTCTTGTCTGGTCAACTTCATCGTCGACAAGGCGATTTTCGACATGGGGCTGCCGGTGCTGGGGGAAGGGCTGCAGGGAGACCTGCCACTTGGGCAGGCTTTGAAGGAGGGCACCGATGGCTAGGTTGCGGTGGGTTCAGGCCATGCTGCGCGAATGGGCGGCCTGGATTGAGGGTTTCGGGGGCGGGCTTCACAGTCCTGAGCTGGACGGGATGCCGCGCGGCAATGTCTTCGGTTCGCACATGCCGAAGGACACGTTTTCTTTGCGCCGCACTCAGCAGGCGATTGACCGTTTAGACCCGGAATATCAGGCCGTTTTGGCGCTTGTGTACATCGAGGGACCGAGGGCGAATAAGGTGAAACTATCAGAAATTGCGAGGTGGAAAGAGGTCAATGAGCGCACGTTTTTGGATCGCGTAGAGGTTGCGGAACGAAAATTTTCGGAAGAGCTTGATTTTATTGAGAATTTTTCTCGGGAGGGTGAATAAATGGCATTTTCGCTTGACAGTAGTTCGCGTAAATTGATAGATTTTTTCTACAATCGCGCGGAGCTTGTAAGTAGAGCTTCTTTCGAGGTCGCAACGGCCTCGGTTTCCCTCCTTTGTTCCAGTTGGGTTAAATTAACTGCTCAATGGCAGCCAAGTGGGGGCAACGATGAATAGTCTCTATAGGGCATTGGTTTCATTGGCAACGGTTTTGCCGATTAGTATCCCCTATGTCTACGTTTTTTCTGATCAGATTCATGCGCTGATTTTTACTGGAGAGAATGCCCACAAAGTTGGTGATATGTTCCCCGTGATCGCTGTTTTGATCACGGTGGCGGCTAACTTTCTAATTGGGCTAGCGATCATAAAGTTTTTGGATGTAGTTGCTCATCAGATTTCAGAACGACCAGTAAAAATTCAAACAGTGAAGGTTTTAGGTTCCGATAGTCTGATGGGATATCTCCCATACGTGCTGCCTTTGTTTATCAGCCAAGATGATATGCAGGGGGCGATCGGTTGGATAATTGGGGGGATTATTCTTCTTATACTATCCTGGGTGTCAATGACTGTTGCGTTTTCTCCGTTGCTTCGTCTTTGCGGTTTGCAGTTTTACGAAGCACAATTAGCTGATGGAACCATTGCTACACTTCTGGTGAAAGATCGAAAGATTCGACCTATGAAGTTGAAAGCTGCGGCTTATATTTCAAGTTATTGTATTTACGGTATAAGATGATCGATTCGAAAACGTTTCTTGTGTGCGCGGCCTTTGTGAACGAAGAAGGTGATGCAAGGCTGCTTTCAATTCCTTTTGGAAAAGAGGTGCAGAAGGCTGTTGAAAGTAAACTGTCCGCACAGAAAGCTTCTTTTGAAAAGTTGGAGCAGGTTGCATATGACGGTCGATACAAGGTTGACAACGATGAGTGCCTGGTGATTTCCGACTACCAAGACCCAGACGGAACCATCAAAACATTTCTGGACTTTTGCGAGGCAAAGGTGAGCGATGAGCTTACCGACGTGGATGACTTGGGGGACTGCAAGGCGCTGTTGATTTGCATTCCTGGGCAGACGCGTTACGTACTTATCCAGAGATTCTATCGTTCCTTACTTGCCGCTAAGAGCAAGTTCTACGGATTGCTTGGAAAGGATACATTCTCCAATATTGAAAGATCGGCATTTTCTTTTGGTTCTTCGGTGACTGCAATCTATGACATCCAAGAACGCAAGTTGTGCTTCCGTAGCGTTAGCTCGATCCGAGGGGCTTTGCCTAAGTTCGATGAGTGCTATGCACCTGGGGCTGATGACACGATGATGCAGAAGTTTTTTGCAAATAAGCTTTTTGATCAACCCAGTGCCGAAGATGTCATTAAGAAGGATTCGACAAAACTAAGCAGGTTAGTTTGGTTGATTAATAACGAGGGGATCAATATTTCTGAAGGCGTGGAGAAATTTGCCCGAATTGACGAATTATTGAATATGCATTGCTATAAAGACGGGGTCATTATTTTTCCGTCTGATGTGAAACGAATCCAGATCATTCTCAGAACAATCCTCGGAGATGTGTATGAGGAAGATGGAAAGGTCTATTTGTCTAACTCGAGGAAGGCTCTTGAGCCGTTTGAGTAATAGCAGAGAGCTTTTCTGATAATTGGCCCGGCACAGACCGGGCTTTTTGATGCCTGTCGGATTTGGAGTAATCAATGAAAAATGACAGCCGAAATCCCTTTTATGCGTCTGCAAAAGTGGAACGTGGTAGGGCTCGAGTTAAGGTCTTCAAAGCTCTAGACAAAGAGGAATGTGGAGTGTGGGTGCGCAGCTACGGAGAAAGAGAAGTTTTCATCGGGGTAGGCGATCGGTTCGAACTTGCTTTTGCCTCTATCGTACTGGACACCCAAGAAGCAAAAGAGTTCGCGAACATGATTCTCGGGGTGGCGGAGGCCATTGAACGCGAAGGCAGAAGTAACGCCGAATAGCGTTTCTTGTGAATTTGTAATGCCCGGCCTGTGCCGGGCGTTTTTATGGGTGTCTAGGATGAATTTCGTATGAGCACATCTCGAAAAGTGGTGATGTACATCAAACACGATGATGATAGAGATTCGGCAGTTTTTTCATTTTCGTTAAGGCGTATTGGCACAGTCTCAAAGGAAACAAAAGACCTCCTTGCTAGATTGGCCAAAGAGGTCTTGATTTGGGCTGGCCACGAGAAACGAGCTGGCCAAATTGACTCACTGTTTGATATGCCGAATGGAAGCTTTGAACTTATGTTCAACGGACGGGATTATCAAATGTTCGGGCTATCAATGTCTGCTCCTCCGGGGACATTTATCGAGAAGGCTGAATCAGGGGACGGAGCATCTTTGTCATCTCGGATCAATTCGTAGTTTCTAACTGAATACGATCCTGAGCCTAACACAATCGGTGTTCCGCACTTGGGGCAACTCATTTTGGTCTGTAAGGAGTCAGTCTTGAGTGTGAGGCCTTCTGGCCAGTTAAGTGTCAAAGTTAGTTCAGTACCACATTGACATTTGAAATGATGTTTCGCTTGAATGAACGTATCTGAAGTGATCTGTGACTTGCCGTTAGCAATCTTGATTGTGGGCATATGGCCTCCGGAATAGAAGAGGATTAATACATCCTAAATAATAGGCGTCAGTCAATGAGAGGCAAGACGCAGACCCGGACGCGTAGCTTAAGGGTAGAGCAGCGGACCAATAATCCGGCAAGGTTGCATCGTTCGAATCGATGCCGCGTCCCATCAGAATCGCTACCTTAGTGCCGTTTCTCTCCTAACGGTGCGGGGTCTTGAGGTTGTCGAAAGGCAGCCTCTTTTTTATTCCTGGTTCAGGCTCACGGGTCCTTCCTGAGCCTGAACCTTCGCGGTGGGCAAGCCCCCGAAATTTTTCTACTTGTGAGCCCCCTAGAGGGGTTGTATTTCCCTGACCTGTCGCCTCAAAGTTGTGATTTAAGACTCTATAATTCCATGGACATCAACAAGGAGCGCGATGCAGATACTGTTTGCAAATTCAGACATAGCCGAGATATGCGAAGACTCGGCGGTGGCAAAGCGCAAAATAGGTCAGGCTTGCACGAAAAAACTGCAGAGATACCTCAGCATGTTGCAAGCAGCGGAGAAAGTTTCTGACGTGCCGCCCCTCGGGGGGTTGCATGATCTTGTTGGCGATCGTGCCGGCCAGAAAGCGTTTTGGCTTGACGAAAAGATGAGACTTGTTTTTGCATCTGGACACAAGCCAGAGCCAAGGAAAGCTGACGGTGGTATTGATTGGACCGCGGTCACAATTGTCAGCATTGAATTTATCGGAAATTACCATGACTAAGAGTTTTGAAAGGGATTGGGCGACGCCTCCTGGAGAATTGCTGCGAGATGCAATTGAGGATGGCACTTGTCGCCGTGAGAGCGCTCGAGATGCTCTTGGGTTAGGGGAGTCTGATTTTGAGGCTTTCCTTGGTGGCTGTATTGCCGTTTCGTCTTCGTTGGCTGGGAAGTTGGCCTCTCTGCTCGGAGGCACGCCTAATTTTTGGCTGGATATGGATGCTCAGTACAGATGCGATCTGGGTCGGCTTTCGCGTAAGGTTCCCACTCACGAGAAGGTCTATGTGATGCCTCGGATTAGGCAAGGTGTTTGGAGCGCAGCACTATGAATGTTATCCGAGAGGATCCGCTACTCATTACTTCGGTTTCTGTTACATCCAATCCCAACGTCTTTGCTAAGCCAATGATGAAGGGATCGACGCAGTTGGCCTTCCCGGTCACAACCAATTTGAGAAAAGACGGGAAGATGCTTGTTGTAGACGGAACGTTGATTTCAAAAGGAGTTTTGGATGATGGCAAAACTCCGATGTATACCGCTTCGTGTACGGGTAGAGTTGCTTATTTCTTTGACGAACCGCTCGAGAATTATGAAGAGCGAAGTCAAGAAATTTACGATCAATTTATTAAACCTGTTTATTGTGTTTTGGCAAGCAAATTGCAGCAACTCATTATGTCCATTGGTTTAATCGTGACATTTCCTTTGGCGATTCCTCCAATGGAAGACGTTAAGCGAGTAGATTCTGAATAGGTTAAAAACGATTTCAATCGTAGGCCCGGGCAAAACCGGGCTTTTTTTATGCCATGACCAAACAGACAGAAATTGCGGAACACCTCGGAATTTCGCAACAGGCGGTTTCTAAGACCCTTTCGAAAATGGGGATCGAATGGAGAGACAAGTCTCTGGACGAAATCCGGCTGGCTTATATCTCTCGATTGCGAGAGGTTGCAGCCGGACACGCCAGCATCGATGGCGAATACGACTTAAACAAGGAAAGAGTTTTAACCGAACGCGTCGATCGTGAATTGAAGCAGTATCAGTTGGCCGAAAAGAAAGGCCAGCTGGTGAACATTGCCGACCTTCAAAGCGAGTTGGCCAATGTGTTTGCCGGCTTTCGGCAAGAGCTGCTGTCGCGCGATGACAAGCTGAAAACCGAACTTGACACGCTCTATGGGATTGACATCGACGTCAGCATTTTGAACGAGTACACACACAATGCCCTTCAACATCTCTCTGGATACCTCGGCGGGTATCAGCCAGCTGCTCAAGCAAATGGCCACGATCTTGCAGCCGCCGAAGAAAATGGGGACGACAGAGTGGGCTGAGACTTTCCGAGGGATGAGTGCGAAGTCGACCGCTCTGCCCGGACGCTACAACGCATCATTGACTCCCTGGGTGCCGGGGATCCATCAGGCACTTGACGATCCGGCAGTGCGAAAGGTCGTGGCGCAAAAGTCGGCGCAGGTGGCCTGGACCGACGGCGTGCTTCTCAACTACCTTGGCCGAAGGATTGACATCGATCCTTGTCCGATGATCGTGATGTTCGCCAAGGACAACGCCGCCAAAGAATTTAACGACGAAAAGCTGACGCCGATGATTGAGGCGTCTCCGACTCTGGCACAAAAGATCCCTGTCAAGTCGAAGCGTGACAAAGACAATCGCTGGAACTTCAAAGGTTTCCCGGGTGGTTTTCTGAAGCTGGTCGGATCCGGATCTCCATCGAGCGTGAAGTCGACGCCGGCGCCGGTGGTCTGCGTGGAAGAGCCGGACGACTGCGTGACAAACATCAAGCAGCAGGGCGATACGATCACGCTGCTGATCGAGCGAACCAAAACCTTTGCCAGATCGAAAGTGGTCTACGGCGGCACGCCGACAGTTGAGGGCTTCTCAGCCGTTGAACAAGCCTACAAAGAGTCCGATAAACGCAAGTTCTTCATTCCGTGTCCGGACTGCAGCCAGGAACACGTTCTGTCATGGGATAACGTCAAATGGAATGAGAGGGACGATCTGCACCATGAAGTGTTTGGATCTGCAGACGTCGACTCGGCTCATTACGTGTGTCCGCATTGCGGCTGCATCTGGGATGATGCCAAGAAGAATCGAGCGGTTCGGCATGGTGTTTGGCGAGCGACAGCTCCGTTCCTGGGAACTGCCGGCTTCTACATCAACGAGATCTACAGCCCGTTCCCAGGGTCGACCTTGCGCAATCTTGTCATCAAGTACCTGACAGCAAAGAAGGCGCTTGATCAAGGCGACGACACGAAGATGCGCAGTTTCTACAACTCGCAGCTGGGGATTCCTTACGCCTTCAAGAACGATCTGCCGGAGCCGGACGAACTGTCCAAGCGTGCCGAAGCCTACGAAGAGCTGACGGTTCCGAAGAACGGTCTTGTGATCACGGCCGGCGTCGACGTCCAGCACGATCGACTGGCCGTCATCATCCGAGCTTGGGGTCCGGAAGAAGAAAGCTGGTTGATGTACTGGGGCGAGATTCCCGGAGAAACCATGACACCCGGCAAGGGTGCTTGGGTTGATTTGGCGGATCTTTTGGAGCGCAAGTTCAAAGCGCCGTCCGGGGCCTCGATCAAGATCCGGGCGGTGTCGATCGACTCTTCAGATGGCCAAACATCAGATGCCGTTTACAGCTTTGTTCGAAAGCGTCGCGGCAAGGGATACATGGCCATCAAGGGGTCGTCGGTCAATGATGACTCCAAGGAAATTTTCACGACGCCGAAACCCTCTGTCGATCTTGGCTTTAGGCACAAGTCGTCGAAGTACGGCTTGACGCCGTTTATCGTCGGCACCAGCCGAGCCAAAGACTTGATTCTCGGTGTTGACGCGAAAGCTGGACGCATCAAGCTGACCGGTGACGGTCCCGGGCGTATGCACTGGTATCACGGCGTTCGACCTGACTACTGGGAGCAGATCACATCAGAAGTCAAAGCGCCGACGTCTCGAAGCAGCAAGCGCGTTTGGCAAAAGAAGTCAGGGGTACGAAACGAGGCGCTTGACTGTGAGGTCTATGCGCTTCATGCCGCTCGATCGCTGAAGCTGCATTTGTGGTCAGCTGATCGATGGCAGATGGAGTTGCAGAGTCAGATGCAGATCGATTTGTTGCCGCCAGTCGAGCAGCAGACAGAGGAAAGTGTGGCGCCTACACCGGCAATTGATCCGGAGCCGGCAGTCAAACGAGATGATTTTTACGACGCCTTCAATGGCGGCAATGGGAGTGATGACGCGTGGTAGCTACGAAAGACATTGTGGCGGGTGACTCGCGGGTCTGGAATCTTAACCGTCAACGGCTGTTGGCGATGGGTGAAGCCCCACAAAACCCGAAGATCGAAGCACTCTTGCGCACGTCTGAAGGCAGTCTTGTGAATTTGACTGCTGTTGATGCCAATGGGCTTGTGATCGTGACCTTGGCGGCGGATGTCTCAGAAACGCTGCCGATGGGGACGACCTATCTGATCGTGCGATTGACGGCCGATGAGTTCTATCGTCGGACGATGGTGCTTGAGACTTTTCGGGTTCTGAAAAAGGTAGCCGATGTTGATTTTGATCACCGAACTGAAGCAGAGCGTTGTCTAGCTCAGGTTGAAAAGGCCCTGATGGATTACACGACAAACGGCCGTTCGAAGTACAAGAGCTACACCATCGGCAGCCGAACACTGAGCTTTGGCAGTGCGCAAGAGCTCATGGATTTGGTTGCCTACTGGCGCAATCAAGTGTATCTGGAGAAGTGCGCTGCCTCCGGTGCTGACCCGCGAAAAATGCTTGTGGAGTTTGTGTAAATGGGGATTTTGAAACGACTGTTCCAAAAGGAGCCGGAGCCGCCTCGCAAAGAGCCGACCCTTATGGTGCGGCAATACGAAGCGGCCGAAGGCGGGCGACTATCGGGTGACTGGATGGCGCCGGCTACGTCTGAGGATTCAGAGTTAGCCGGCAGTCTTGAGACGTTGCGCAATCGCAGCCGCAAGATGATTCGAGACAATCCACACGCTTCAAACCTGAAGCGCATTGTCCAAGACAACATCGTCGGCACCGGCATCGGTGTTCAAGCTCAAGTCCTGAAGGCGGACGGGACGCCTGACGATGACCTCAATAACCGCATCGAAGAGGCGTGGTTACAGTGGTCGGAGCGAGATAGCTGCCACACTGCCGGACAGCTCTCGATGAGTTCGATCTTGCGGTTGGCTGTGGGTGCCGTGTTTCAGGATGGCGAGGTGCTGATCCGAAAGGTGCAGTCGAAGTTCGGCAGAAGCCGCGTGCCGTTTGCTCTTGAGATCATCGAGTCCGACCTTCTGCTGGGGCAAACCGAAGGGACGTTCGTGGCCAGAAACGGCAACAGCGTTCGCTTTGGTGTTGAGGTCGATCCGTGGATGCGTCCGGTGGCTTACTGGATGAATACGGCTCATCCGGGCGACTACCAGTTTCAGTCGGTCAATCGCGGACCGCAGCGTAAACGACTGTCGGCTGCCGACGTTGATCATATCTTTTTGATCGACCGATGGCCGCAGACTCGAGGAGTGCCGTGGATGCACTCGGTTTTGCGTCGAATGAATGATTCGAGCGAATACACCAAATCCGAACTGGTGGCAGCACGTGCGGCTGCAAACATTGTCGGCTTTATCCAGCAGTCAGAAGGCTTGATGGACGATGCCCGGTTCCAGAATTTGAAAATCGGTAACCGTGTCCAGAGTGAGCCGGGTACTTTCCGGAGACTGCTTCCGGGTGAAACCTTCGCGGGCTTCTCTCCTTCGAGACCGAACCAAGCGCTCGAGGCTTTTATGCGGTACATGTTGCGCGAGATGGCCGCCGGCGTTGGCGTTTCCTATGAGTCTCTGAGCCGAGACTACAGCCAGTCCAACTACAGCTCAAGCCGCTTGGCATTGCTCGATGAGCGCAGTCTGTGGCGCGTGCTGCAGGGCTGGCTGATCCGAGACCACTTGGCTCCGATTTATCGCTCTTGGCTCGATGCCGCAGTCCTGTCCGGGGCCGTGGACATTCCGGACTACTTCCGCCGTCGAGACCACTATCAGAAGGTCCGCTTTAAGCCGCGCGGTTGGTCTTGGGTCGATCCGGCCAAGGAAGTCCAGGCGTATGCAATGGCGGTCGAGCAGGGCTTTATGTCCCGATCGGATGTCATCGCGCAGATCGGAAACGGCAAGGACCGCGAAGACGTCGACAAGGAAATTCGATCGGATATTGATCGAGCAAAAGCACTGGGGCTGACCTTTGGAGCATCCACAGCTCCGGCAGTTCCGATCCAGCAAGATGAAGTCAATGAAGAATGACAAAGAGCCGGCAAACAAGCTGGCTTTTTTATTGGGGAAAAAGCTATGTCAGACAAAGTGCAACACCGGTCGGTGGTCATTGACCAGGCGGTTGATGTTGAGCATCGCACGGTCACTGCATCGGTCGCGTCGGAAACGCCGATCCAGATGTGGTCCGACTGGAAAGAAGTCCTGAGCCACGCGCCCGGGGCAATGCGAATGGGGCAGCGGCAAAAGTCGTTGCCTCTTCTGTTAGGTCACGACCCGGATCGTGTGGTGGGGGTGATCGACGCGATCCGGCAGGAAGACGGCCGCACCTACGCAACCATGCGATTCGCATCGGACGAGGAAGGTGAAAAGGCCTTCACGCGAGTCAAGGATCGCATTCTCACAAACGTCTCAATCGGCTATCGCGTCTTTAAGCGCTCGGAAGACGAAGAGCAAAAGATCACGACGGCGACCGATTGGGAAATTTTTGAAGTTTCACTTGTAGCAATGCCGGCAGACGCATCTGTTGGTGTTTATCGAAGTCTTAACCAAGCAACCGAAAAGGAGCCTCTTATGGGTGACAAGAACCAGACCACGGCCGCAACGGCCGCTCAAAAAGAAACTGCATCGGCCGTGCAGGTTTCCGAAAACGAAGTTCGCGCCGCTGAACGTGCGCGTATCCAGGAAATCGAAACGATGTGCCGCCAGTTCAATATTGACGACAACCGTTGCAACGATTTGATCAATCGTGGTGCAAGTGTCGATGAGGCTCGTGCGGCCATCATGGATACGCTGAGTGCCCAGCGTCAGGCTCCGGCCGCCGACAGTAAGCGCGATTTCGATATCGGTATGTCCGAAGCCGAACGTCACCGCTACAGCCTAGTTCGTGCTTTGAACGCACACATGACGGGCAATTGGCGTGAAGCTGGCCTCGAACGCGAAGTGTCCGTTGAGCTGGCTCGCCGCATGGGTCGAGACAGTAATGGCTTCTTCATGCCGACCGACCTTCCCATGATGCGCGAAGCCGGCTACTACGTCGGTACACCGACCCAGGGCGGCAATCTTGTGAAGACCGATCTTCTGATGGGCTCTTTCATTGACATCCTGCGCAATAAGGCTGCAGTCATGCAGCTGGGCGCCACTTTCTTGCCGGGTCTTGTCGGCAAGGTGGAAATCCCGCGTCAGTCTGGGGTCTCGGCGACGCAGTGGATTCAGGAAACCGGAACGGTGACCGGCTCCAACGCGACGTTTGATAAGGTCGCCCTGGACATGAAGACTATTGCGGCCAAGTCTTTCGTCAGCCGCAACATGCTGCGACAGGTGACGATGTCTGTCGAAAACTTTGTTCGCAACGAACTGGCGACGTCTATCGCTTTGGCGATCGACCTCGCAGCTTTGTCCGGTTCCGGTTCTGGCAGTGAACCCAAAGGTCTGGCCTTCCAGACCGGCATTCTGACGGTTGAAGGCGGCACCAACGGTGCAGCCATCACGTTCGATCATCTGATCGATATGGAAACCAAGGTCGCCGATGCTAATGCCGATGGCGCGTCCATGGCGTACCTGGCTAATGCCGTGACGATTGGCGCTCTGAAAAAGATTAAGGATGCCAACAACAACTACGTCTGGAAGCCGATCGTGGGTGCTGTTCGCAACTCGATTCCCGGCGAAGTAAATGGCTACCCGGTGGCTCGCAGCAATCAGGCCCGTAAGAACCTCACTAAGGGTACTTCCAGTGGCGTTTGCTCCGAAATTTTCTTCGGCAACTGGGCGGATCTCCTCATTGGCGAATGGGGTGTTCTGGAAATCCTTCCGAATCCGTATTCTGCGGCTGCATTCGACAACGGCGGCTTGGAAATCCGAGCTCTTCAGTCCGTAGATATTGCTGTGCGCCATCCGGAAAGCTTCTGCCGCATGGCGGACGTACTGGTCAATGGTACGACGCCTGAAAGCGTTGACGCCGATGTTGGTGGCTAACAATGTCTTTTAAAGATATTGTCCGGGAAGACATCCAGGCGGTGTTTTTCAACCTTGACGAATTCGCCGAAGAACACATGATCGACGGCCAGAAGATGGTTTGCATCATCGATCAGGATGCAAACGTAGCAGCTGCCGTTCAAAGTGTTGCGGGTATTTACGCCGCCAATCGGCGAATCTACGTCAAGGAAGAAGACATGAAGGTGTTGCCGAAGGAAGGTAAGCGCTTGAACTTGGATGGACAGTTCTTCTTTGTCACGGATGCCCGGGTGGAAATGGGAGTTTTTGTCATCGAACTTCAGGCGAATCGAGCATGAGCAAGGTCTCCATCAAGATCGATGGCGGAGCCATTGACCGTGCTCGTGAGATGCTTTCGAATGTGCCGGGCGGGGTGGGCAAGATCCTGCCTCGCGCGATCAATCGAGCGCTCACGGCCGGTCGAGCTCAAGTCAGCAAAAGCGTCCGTGAAAACTACACGGTTGCTGCGGCCGAGATCAAAAAGACGCTTCGCGTGACCAAGGCGTCCAAGTCTGAGCCTGCCGGCGAAATCATTTCGCAGGGTATGCAACTGCCTTTGCGGGAGTTCAAGCATTCGCCGACAGACGAAAGCACGACTGGAGGCAAGCGCCGCAAGGTGCGCGTGACGATTGCTAAGGGTAATCCTTTCGATCTGGAGCGCGGGTTTAAGTGGCGCGGTCATATCTTCGCTCGGCAGACAACCGGCATCAAGAGTCGTGTCTACTTTGACGCGAAGGGAAAGAAGCGTCGAGGCGAACCCATCAAGCGGTTGGCCGGCCCTTCAGTTCCTTCCATGCTTGAAGGTTCTGCCGAGAAAGTTTCGGCCCGGATGCGCGAAGTCTTTGAGCGGCGTCTGCAGCATGAAGCCGAAGTTCTACTGGAGAAGATAGTCAAATGACTGAGATTTTGTTGTGCCGAGCGCTTTGCGACCTTATTCGTGAGGCGATCAAGGACTTGGCTCTGCCATGCCCGGGTGGCGATGTCGCTGTCCCGGAAGTGTTCAACGGGTTCTTGAAGTTCCCGCAGCAAGAGGTCGAAGGTTTCCCGTTTGTGGTCGTTCGACCGATGACGTCGACAACCGATGACAACTCTGTGAGCGTCGAAGTTGCAATTAGCGTCGGGGCTTACTACGAACTGCAAGACGACGGTAGCTGCGTGGATGGATATGAAGAGTCCATGAATGTCTGTAGCCGGATCCGCCAAGCGCTGTTTGATCTTCCGAATTGCTGTCTGGATGACCAGTACATCCTTGACTTACCGATTCGAATCGAAGTCAGCGAAGAGCAGGCGCATCCTTACTGGCAAGTTGACATGACGACCAAGTGGACGTTCCGCAAGCCGGACGTTGTGAATTGGAGTGAACCATGAGTGAAAACAACATTGGGCTGCAGCCGAAAGTGGTTTATGTCGGCCCGACCCTCAAGAAAGGACTTCTGAGTCGATACACGGTTTTTCGGGGAGGCGAGTTCCCAAAATCGATTCAAGAACTCCGAGAAAAAAGCCCCGCGCTGCGGGGCCTTTTTGTACCCGTCTCGATGCTGGCTTCGGCGCGTCAACGCGTGGCTACTAAGGGAGACATTCTCAACACCTATGTCACGCGCTTGCGCGACGAACTGAAGTAAGGGGGAACCATGGCGTACAAGCATGGTGTTTATGTATCCGAAGTTCCGACTTCGATCTTGCCGGCAGTGGTGGTTGATTCGGCCTTGCCAGTGATTTTTGGCACGGCACCGGTCAACATGACCGATCCGACCAATGTCAACAAACCGGTTTTGTGCAACAGCTACGAGGAATTTGTTGCGGCCTTCGGTTTTGTGCCGGCAGCCGATGACTCCACCAGCGGCTTGAAGAAGTTCGGTTTCTCGCTTTGCGAAGCTGCATATTCGCAGTTTGCACTCTTTGGTGTGGCGCCGGCCGTCTTTGTTAATGTGTTGGATCCGACTAAGCACAAGAAAACGGCAGACACGGTTTCGGTTACGCTTGATGCGAAAACCGGTTCGGCTGTTGTGACAGAGCCCGGCATCATTTTGAGTTCGGTGACGCTCACGAATGTCGATTCGCCCTACACCGTTGGCACGGATTACGAGCTGTCCTTCGACGATGACGGCAATTTGGTCGTGACGTCTTTGTCGGACGATGATGGTTTCAAGTGTCTGGTCGGATCCAGCATCACCTTTGCGGCAGACAAACTGGATCCGTCTGCGGTCGAGGCTGATGACATCATTGGTGGAGTGAGTGTATCCGGTGAAAAGAGCGGCCTGGAATTGGTCGCTGAGGTCTACTCGCGCTTCCGCCTTGTTCCAGGCACGATCACGGCTCCGGGCTTTTCGGGAGATCCGGAAGTTGCGGCCGTCATGGCGGCCAAGTGCGTCGACATCAACGGTCGCTTTAAAGCGATGTGCGTGATCGATGTACCGACCGACACGGTTACGGACTACACGGCGGTTCCGTCCTGGAAGACCACGAACAACATCACCGACAAGCATCAAATTGTTTGCTGGCCAGGTTTGTCTTTGTCCGGAACGTTCTTCCACATGTCCAGTCAGGTAGCCGCTTTGATGGGGCTTGTCGATAGCGAGAATGACGGTACGCCTTATGTCAGCCCGTCCAACCACGCATTGCAGACCACGGCCACGGTTCTTGAGTCCGGCAAGGAAGTTTGGCTCGATTTCGAGACGGCGAACTACCTCAATGGTCAAGGTATTTGCACGGCGATCAATGAGGCGTCCGGCTGGGTGTTCTGGGGCAACCGAACGGGAGCCTATCCGGGATCCTCTGATCCTAAGGATGCTTTTATCCCGATTCGCCGCATGATGAATTGGATCGGCAACACGCTGATCACGACATACTGGCAGCGACTTGATGCTCCACTGAATCGACGGCTGATTGATACGGTGGTTGACAGTGCCAATTTGTGGCTCAACGGTCTGGCAGCGTTGCAGTACATCCTGCGTGGTTCAGTGGGTTTCCGTGAAAGCGAGAACAGCACGACAGAACTTTTGGACGGCATTGCGAAATTCCATGTGTTGGTCAGTCCGCCTCCGCCGGCTCGAGACATCGACTTCATCATGGAGTACGACGCCGAGGCCATGACTGTACTTTTTGAGTGAGGATAAAAATGGCGGGAACGAATCAAATTCCTGAGCGACTGATCAACTTCCGTTGCTACCGCAACGGGACCGATCTTCTGGGTGTGGCAACGGTGACGCTGCCGCAGTTTCAGGCAATGACCGATACCGTGTCCGGTGCCGGCATTGCTGGCGAAGTAGAAACTCCGGTCTTGGGGCATTACAGCTCCATTACGACGACGGTGGCTTTCCGCACTATCACGGCGGATGTCACGGCACTAGCTTCGCAGATGGCTCATCCTTTGGACTTCCGAGGCTCACAGCAGGTCTACGACGCCTCTTCCGGAAAGTTTGTGACGCAGGCTGTGAAGCTCTCTCTTCGCGGCGTACCGAAGAACGTCAACCTCGGCAACCTCGAGGTTGGCGCGACTACCGGGACGGAAGTCGAAATGGAATGCACGTACATCAAGCTAGACGTTGGCGGCAAGACGCTCGTCGAAATTGACAAGTTCAACTACATCGCTCGCTTTGGCGATGAAGATGCGCTTGAGAGCGTGCGCAAGGACCTTGGTTTGGCTTAATGCTTTTGCCGGGGAGCTGAAGGGCTTCCCGGCGTTACAGGATTAATCATGAAAATCGAACTTTCGAAACCTTATAGCTTTGACGGCGTAGAGTTCACAGCTGTTGAAATGGACTTGGATGCCCTGACCGGGCGTGATGTGTCGGCGGCAAAAAAAGAGTGGACGCGGCAGGGTAACTTTGCAGCAGTGACGCCTGTTGATATTGACTTCTGTGCCTACTTGGCGGCCAAAGCCTGCAAGCAGCCTATGGAATTTGTCGAGGGATTGCCGGCCAAGGACTACTGCAAGTTGGCGCAGGAGGTGAGCAATTTTTTGCTCGGCTAGGCTTCCCGGAACAGCGAGACCCTGACAAGTGGTTGAAAGTTTTTTTTGTGCGGATCTCTGCGATGACTTTCAGTAGCCCCTTGCAGTGGACAGGCATTCCCTTAACCGAACTGGGGGCATGGGCCGAAGCGATTGAAACAGAAAATCACAAGGCAAAGACGTAAAATTTCCTATATAGATCAAGGAAAGAGTCATGTCATATTTGCTTGCGATTGCGTTTTTTATTGCAGCTATCGGCGGATTTGTACTCGAAGTTATCTCGAACTATTGGGTTTGGATAGTTGCAGCGTGGATTGTGATTCCTGCGTTGTGTATCGGTTTTTTGAAGATGTACGACAAACCTGATTAAGGGAAAAGTAGCAGCAAAGAGATCCAAAAGGGCGCGGTTTCATCCGCGCTTTCTTTTTGGGGAGAAACATGGCTTTAAAACAGTATGAAATCGCCTTCAAGCTTGCGGCAAAGATGAGTGGGGATTTTCCCAAGTCATTTAGGAATGCCAGCGATGCTGTTGAGAAACTGGGCGATCACATGCAGAGTTTAAACAGCGACAGCAGAAAGATTGCTGGTCTTGTGGCTGCACGAAAGGCTGTTGCTGAAAGCTCCAAGGAATACGGGCAGGCTCGTAGAAAGGTTGCAGAGCTGGGTAAGGCTATGAGCCAGACGAGTCAACCGTCAAAAGAGCTGGTTCAGAGTTTCAACTTGGCAAAGCTAGCGCTTGACAAGGCTAAGACAAGTCTCCAAAAAAATCGTACGGCACTGCGGGAGTTAGACGCCGAAGCCGGCACGGCATCAGTCTCATTGGCAGGCCTGGTCAAACGTCAAAAAGATCTGGAGCAGGCAACCGAAGCAGCCTACAAGGCTCAGCAAAAAGCGGCAAAGCTACAGCCGTGGGTCGACCTGGCTCAAAAAGGCCAGGACGGTCTCAACAAAGCACTTGATTTTTCAAACTCGGTAAATGCCGGAATTGTCAAGATCGGTGGCGCAGCTAATGCTACAGCGCTAGTGGCTGGCGGAGCATGGGCAAAGGTGGGGGCAGACTATCAGGCCGCTATGGCTCGCGTGCAGGCATCAACAGGGGCGAGCGCCGAGCAGATGAAACAGATTGAGGAAGCGGCACGCGCGGTTTTCAGTTCCGGCATGGGGGAATCTTTTGACGAGGTGGCGCGAGCGATGTCCACGATCAAGCAAGTTGGAGGGCTTGACGGAAAGGATTTGGAGTCTGCCACTAAGAATGCGATGGCTCTTGGCAAGACATTTGATATGGATGTCAACGAAACAGCCAGAGCAACATCGGCCTTGATGAAGAACTTTGGCATTGACGGACAAAAAGCGTTCGATTTGATTGCTTATGCGGCTCAGAACGGCGCCAACAAGAACGGCGATCTTTTGGACACCTTTAACGAATACGCCGTCCAATACAAGGCATTGGGCTTTACGGCCGAGCAGTTTGCGGCGCACTTGGTCAAGGGCGCTGAAGATGGTGCTTTCTCGATCGATAAAGTTGGCGACGCTATCAAAGAGTTCAACATTCGAGCAAAAGACGGTTCGAAGTCGAGCATGGAGGCTTTTGCCGCGCTTGGCTTGAATGGGCAAAAGGCGACTCAGATGTTTGCTGCCGGCGGGCAATCGGCACAAGTTGCCTTTGCTGAAGTAGTGAAACGTCTTAGCGAGATGGAAGATCCGGTAGCTCGAAATGCCGCCGGCGTTGCGCTTTTCGGAACCCAATTTGAAGACTTGGAAGTCAAGGCGCTGGAAGGATTCAAGGCGATTCAAGGGAGCCTTCCTCAAATTGAGGGAACCATGCAACAGGTTTCTCGAGCCATCAGCAGCGATTTGGGAAGTCAGCTTCGAATTGTGTCGCGGTCTTTTATGGATCTCCTTTTGCCGGCTGCAGATTCCGCTGCGAAGGCGATTACAGAGCAAATGCCCAAGATTTCAAAAGCGCTGGCAGCTCTTGCGCCTCAAATTGAGGCGCTTTCTCAGGCGTTTACCAAAGCACTTCCGGTTATTACGCAGTGGTTCAATAAAAGCCTGTCAGGAGCTATGTCGTTTGTGTCATTTGTGCTGGAAAACTTCAATGCGATTGCAACAGCTGTAGCCTACGCAGGGTCTGCTTTTCTGATTTTCCGAGGCGTTTTTCAAGGTCTGAAGGTTGTGTTCACCGTCACAAAATGGGTCTTAATGGCACGGCAAGCCTTCATTATGTACCGAGTAAGCGCAGCTGCTGCTGTAGTGGCTTCCAAGGCGACAGCGGTGGCCATGAATTTGCTTTCGGTTGCAGCCAAGAGTCTAGGAGCGGCTATGAAGTTTTTGATGGCCAATCCTATCGTTCTGTTTTTGGCCGGATTGGTAGCAGCTGGTGTGGCTGTTTACAAAAACTGGGACGAACTCAAGGCTATGGCGGTTAGCGCTGCGCAAGTCATTTCAGACGCTTGGAGCAGCGCAATGACATCCATCCAAGGATTCTTTGCGAACACGTTTGACTCGCTGGCATCCATCATGAAGGGGCCGATAAACGCGATCATTGCAATGATCAACTCCATTGTCGAGTCGATCAACGGCATGGCTTTCAATGTTCCGGACTGGGTGCCTGCCATTGGAGGGCAAAAGTTCGGCTTTGAATTGCCAAAGATTCCACAACTGGCTGAAGGTGGTATCGCAACGCAACCGACGCTTGCGACGATTGCGGAGGCGGGGGAGGCCGAGGCAGTTATCCCGCTCTCGAAGCTCTCGACGATGCTTCAGCCTTTACCTGCCACTAGCGGCGAAGGTGCGGGCGGAACTGTGATCAACTTCTCGCCGGTCATCAATGTGCAGGGCGGTGGCGCTGATGTGGCTGGAGCGGTGCAGACAGGTTTGAGATCCGGATATGAGGAATTCAGGGCCAATATGCAGCGCTTCATGACCGAGCAGAAGCGGCTTTCTTTTGCGTGAGGTGAAAAGTGTGTACGTATACAACCAAGTCTCAAGACACTTGGGACATCATTTCCAAGACTGTTTATGGATCCGAGCTTTTCATGGACCGTTTGATCGCTGCCAATTTGGACCACCGCAAGGTGGTTTTCTTTTCTGACGGGGTAGTGCTGAACGTTCCGGACATTGTGACGACATCGAGCGATTTTGAAAAGAACTTGCCGCCTTGGAAGAGGAACAGCAATGTCTAATCCGATTCGCACGAAGTTACGTTTACTTTTCACGGCCGCCGGGCAGGATGTTTCACAAAGCGTTCTGCCCGATTTGCTGTCCTTCACCTTCTCAGATAAAGAGACAGGCGAGGCCGATGAGCTTCGCCTTACTCTGAAAGACGAGACGGGGAAGTGGGCGGCTACTTGGAAGCCGGATGGCGGAGAGGTTGTCGATGCCTACCTAGCAACGGGATCCGGATCCGACGAACTGCATTGCGGGCGTTTCTACGTCGACAGCATGAGTGTTTCAGGTGCGCCTCGTACTTTTGAGATGCAGGCCGTGTCGACACCTTTGAGCCAGCCTATTCGACGCAAAGCGATTACCAAGGCTTGGGAGTCCAGAACGCTTCGTGGTATCGCGGAAGAGATTGCGGCCGAAAATGGCTTGCAACTCTTTTTTGATGTCGAGGAAGACCCGCAGTATGACCGCAGAGATCAAAAAGAGGAGAGCAATTTGGCTTTTCTTCAGCGACTTTGCGAAGACGAAGGCTTTTCGATCAAAGTCACGGACCAGAAGATCGTGATCTTCGATCAACGGTCTTACGAGACAAAGGAGCCGATCAAGGCGATCACGCTGGGCGTTTCGGACGTGCTTTCATGGTCTTTCAGCTCACAGCAGTCAGAGACCTACAAGACGTGCGTGGTGGCGTGGCGTGACATGAAAAAGAAGTCGAAGGATTCCGCTGGTGGCTACGACTTTTCCAAGACGCCTGAGAAGCCCGGCACGGTGGACGAAGAGCTTGAGAAGCTTCGAACGCCTGACTACCGGGCACAGAAGAACCCTGCGATCAACTACTACAGCTATACGGATCCGAATGTCGATTCTTCTGGCCAAGAGTACCGCGTGCGCAAGCGCGTGACTTCAAAGGCCGAAGCCGAACGTCTTGCCAAGGCTACGCTTCGCAAAGTCAACCTGCGTCGAGTCACCGGAAGCTTGACGGTGATTGGTGATCCCTCGCTTTTGGCCGGGTGCGTGATCGCCTGCGAGGGTTTTGGAAGCTTTGATGGCAATTTCATTATCGAATCATCTTCGCACGACGTTGGCGGCGGGGGCTACACGACAAGCCTGCAACTGCGGCGTGTCAACAGGGAATATTGATGCAGTTTGACAATTTCAAGATTGGCGAAGTCAGCTCGATCAATCCGGTCAAATGCACGGCTCGAGTCATTTTCGATGACGAGAACTCGATGGTCACCTACGATCTTCCGATCATGCAGCGCAACTCGCTGGGCAATCGGGATTACCAGATGCCGGACATCGGAGAGGATGTGCTGTGTCTTTTTCGTAGCGATGGCTTTGAGGACGGTGTGATCATCGGCTCTTTCTATGCGGGCGATGTTGAGCCTCCCGAGACAACGGCTGATTGCCGCACGGTGGTCTTTAAAGATGGCACCCGGATCTGCTACGACCGTGCAGCGCACACGCTGACGGTGACTATTGCCGGCACTGAAATCGTTTTCGACCAGCAAAAAGGATCGATCACGGTGCCGGACTCGGTTACGGTCAACTGCACGACGGCAACTATCCATGCGTCAAAGTCAGTGACGATTGACGCGCCGGACACATTTTTCACAGGAAACATCACGGTCCAGGGTTTGATCACAGGCCAGGGCGGCTTTACGGTGACTGGCGGCGGTGGTGTGGTGGCCAACTGCAACATCCAGCTCAACGGCACGCTGACGGCAACCGGAGACGTGGTGGCAAGCGGTATCAGCCTCAACAGCCATACGCACACTGCTCCGCACGGAGAGACGTCTGAACCTCACTAAAGGAAATGGGAATGGCAAGCGCATTGGGATTACTGGGAATGATTCCATTTGTGTGCAGCTCGTCGGTGGTGATGACGTTTAAGGACCTTCAGGTCGAACGTTCAGACCGATGGGCCACGCATGAAGTGATCGGTCAAAAGCCAAAGCTCGAATACATCGGGCCGGAACTCTTGCAGGTCAGTTTTTCGATTCAGCTGAATTCGGCACTCGGAGTTACGCCTTTGGCGGCGTTGGTCGCTCTGCGGGAGATGATGGAGCTACATGAGCCGCAGCGGCTTCTGATCGGTCCCGATTACATGGGCAAATTCATTATTGAATCGATGTCGGAGAACAGAAAGCATCACAGCGGCTTGGGGATTTGTGTGTCGGCAGACGTGACGATCAACTTGCGGGAGGCTGCATGAACTTTGTTGTCAGCTTGGACTCGGATGTGAACTTTGCGCCGGAGACCGAAGTGGTCGAAATTCTCCAGAACGTCCGGACGATCTTGGCGACTCGAAAGGGGTCGGTGCCTTTGGACCGAGATTTTGGATTGTCCTGGCAGTACCTGGATGCTCCGACGGCTGTGGCTCAGATGCAAATGAAGTCGGAAATCATCGACGCAATTGAGACATACGAGCCTCGGGCAAAGGTGAAGTCGGTTGAGTTTAAAAGTTCACAAGCAGACTCTTTGGATGGGATTTTGAAACCGGTTGTAACGGTTTCGATTGGAGAATAGCCTTATGGCAGAGACGATTCCACGGTGGGGGTTGGCTCCGGTCAACTTTCTTGAGACGGATGCGGAGACGATCCGATCCCAGATCATCACAGGCTTTGAACAGGCCAGCGGTGACACTTTAGCGGCGGGCGATCCTCGCCGCCTTTTTTTACTCTCGATCGCTGACGTCATCATCCAGCAGCGAACCGCGATCAATTTGGCGGCACAGCAGAACCTTCTGAGCTATGCGCAGGGCGGATACCTTGACGCTCTCGGTCAGCTTTTGGCTGTCGAGCGCATGGCCGAAAGCAAGGCTGTGACGACGATCGAGTTCACGCTGTCGCAGGCTCTCGGATCCGTCTACACGATTCCGGCAGGGACGCAGGTGACGAATGGCGTCGTGACTTTCGAGACCGATGAAGATCTTCTGATTCCCATCGGTGAGACGACGGGCGAAGTCTCGGCATCTTGCACGGTGGCCGGGCCTGTCGGCAATGACTACCTCGCAGGGCAGATCAGCACGATCGTGACGCCGATGACTTTTGTGTCCGGGGCGCAGAACACGACGATCACGACGGGTGGCGCGGATGCCGAAAGCGATCCGGACTTTGCCGATCGAATCCGCTTGGCACCGAACTCTTTTTCTGTAGCTGGCCCCGAAAAGGCCTACGTCTATCACGCAAAGAGTGTGTCGCCGGCGATCATCGACGTCAAAGTCGACTCGCCCACGCCTGGCGAAGTTGATGTTTATGTCTTGCTGACCGATGGCACGCTTCCGACCGAAGACACGCTTGAGCAGATCGAAGAACATCTTTCCGACGAAAACATTCGACCGCTGACCGACTACGTGGTGGTCAAGGCGCCGACGGCTTCGAACTACGAGATCGAGCTGCACTACTGGATCAATCAAGAGGATTCGAGCAAGGCCGCTCAGATCCAGGCCGATGTTGAGGCGGCAGTCGAGCAATATCGCCTCTGGCAGCAAACGAAGATCGGCAGGGACATCACGCCCGGCAAGCTCTTGCAGCTGGTCTTTGCTGCCGGCGCTTCACGAGTCGACGACTCGAAGATGAAACCTGCTGCATGGAAGAAGCTCGAAGCGATGCAGGTGGCGCAGTGCACGAAGGTCAGCGTCGTTTATGAGGGATACAAAGATGAGTAAGACCCTCGATCAAACTTCGCTGCTGGATCTTGTCCCCGATTCGATTAATCGGGACAAGTCGGTCAGTAGCGCAGGCAAGGCGCTTGATCCTTTGCTTCAAGAGGTGACGGCTGCGCTGGATCTTCCGAGCATCTACGTGAGCATCGACGGACTCTCGAGTGAGCAGCTTGACCATCTGGCCTATGCGTGGGATGCGTCGGTCTGGCGAGACTCTTGGCCGATCGAGCTCAAACGCTCGGTGGTCAAGAATGTGGTCACGGAAAAGCGCAAAAAAGGGACGGTCAGGGCAGTGCGCGACGCGCTGGCTTCCATCCAGTCGGCGGCAACCATCAAGGAATGGTGGGAGACGGATCCGAAAGGGACGCCCCACACGTTCACGATTTACGCCACGCTCGGGAAGATCGAGGGTGTGCTCGACGCCGAGATGCAAGAGGATTTGATCCGTCTCATTGATGACGCCAAGCCTGTGCGTAGTCACTACACCTTTGTGATCCAGCAGCAGGTCGGCGGAGGCATGGGCATGTGTGCCTATCTTCGCCCTGTCGCTTTTGCACGGATCCGCTCCGAGTCAATCACTTCTCTTGATGCCGATGGAGCCATCGGTCTTGCCGCTGGTGCGCGAGTCATCGTGTCGCGCTGCCTTGTGGCCACAGCTTCATAAGAGGTTATATGCAAATCATCATTACAAACGCCGGACTGGCGGCGATTGTCAACGGCGAGGCCACGGGTACGGCTGCCGTCCAGATCACAAAGATCGGGCTGGGATCCGGACGCTACACGCCAAGCAAAACGCAAACAGCTTTGCAGTCCGAGTTCAAGCAGATCGATGTGATCGAGGGCGGGGACACCGGAGACAACACCATCCATGTGGCGATCCGAGACGACTCCGAAGATTCCTACGCGGTCTACGAGTTCGGTCTGTATCTGGCTGACGGAACGCTCTTTGCAGTGACTTCGCAGCAGTCAGTGATCTTGCAGAAGGTCTCGACGTCGCAGGCTCTGCTGTCGGTTGACATCAAGTTTGACGGGATTGACTCGGCATCGATCACGTTTGAGGGCATGACGTACAGCTTTGCAGCGGCCACGACTGAGAATGCAGGCATCTGCGAGCTGGCCACGGAAGCCGAGACGCTTGCCGGCATTGACTCGCAGCGCGCCGTAACGCCGTCGGCTTTGGCAAAGCTTTTGGCGACGGATACGCGTGCAGGCTTGATCAAAACGGCCTCGGCAGACGAGGCTAAGACCGGCACGGACGCCGAAAAAGCTGTCACGCCAGCGGCTTTGAAGGCTACAGTCGATGCCCGGGCTGCGAGCGACGAAGTGGCCGCAGGTGGTTCGTCCACGACGTCTTTCCTGACTCCGAAGTCGGTTCTGGCCATTGAGGCCGGCACCGGCAAAAAAGGTCTTGTGGAGCTTGCCACAGAAACCGAAGCAAAAGCCGGGACTGATGCGACAAAGGCGATGACGCCGGCCACCGTCAAGGCGGCTTTTGACAATGCTTTTGCTTCTGCGACGGAAGAACAGGCGGGCACGGTGCGCCTGGCGACTCCGGACGAGGCTAAGGCCGGTATAGACGAAACGACGGCTGTTTCTCCGGCCACTACGAAGGCGGCCGTGGATGACCGCGCGGCAAGTGCCGAAGAGGTTTCTGTCGGCACGTCGACCACCAAGTTTGTGACGCCAGCCACTTTAAAGACCGTGATCGACGCTTTGAACCAGACGATTGCCGAGCTGGCGGCACGAGTCGAAGAACTTGAGGGTGGTTCGGAGCCGGATGCTCCGCAAGTCCTGCCATTGGGAGATTAAGCGATGCACGATACTGCAAACGAATTGAAGATGATCATCACGCAGGCCGGCCTCGATGAGGTAGTGGCCGCGTCGCAAGCCGGCACAGATGCCGTTTTGATTACTGAAGTCGGATACGGGACCGGGCAGTACACGGCCACACCTGAGCAGACTCAGCTCCAGGCCGAGTTTAAGCGACTGACAACGGTCGCCGGCGGTGCAGTGGCCGACAATATTATCCACTGCACGGTGCAGGATAGTACGGATGACGCCTATACGGTCTACGAAGTTGGGCTGTATACCGACAAGGGCACTCTTTTTGCGGTCTACTCGCAGAACACACCTATCCTGCAAAAGTCAGCGATGTCCATTTCGATGTTGGCCATTGACATTGCAGTTACAGACTTCAGCGCCGACCAGGTCATTTTTGGTGACGGCAACCTTCTGAACCCGCCGGCGACGACGTCAACGTTGGGCGTGGTCGAGCTTGCCACGAACGATGAGACGATCACGGGCACGGATGCCACACGTGTTGTCACCTGCGCGTCCCTTTCTGCCCGCACAGCTACGACCGGGCGAACTGGTCTGATTCGCATTGCGACATCTTCCGAAGTGGCTGCCGGCAAGGATCAGACCAAGGCTTTGACGCCGGCAAACCTTCTGGCTGCTTTTTTGAAGGCGCACGGTGACTGGGGGATGCAGAAGCTACCGAACGGTTTGATTCTGCAGTGGGGTCAGGCGACGCTGGCATCGAATGGGAACAGTGTGATCGCTTTTCCGGTGGCCTTCCCGAGCAAAGCGGTCTTTGCGGTGGCTGAAGCAAAAGGGAACTTCGCACCGACCTTTGCACTTTCGACACTCAAGCGAGGAAACGCGGCCTTCAAGCACAACGGCAATGGAGGCGTTTCGAGCTACTGGATGGCTATCGGTTACTGAGAGGTAAAGTATGGCTTACTACTACAGCGCGTCCGAACGCGCTTTTTTTTCGTCCGAACTTATGTCAACGGACGCTATGCCGTCCGACAAGGTGGCTGTTGCTGATCAGACCTACCAGCAGCTAATGGCCGATCAAGTGGCCGGCAAGCTGATCCGGACGGGATCCGGAAACGCTCCTGAATCGGTTGATCAAGGGCTGACTGCCGCGACCCGCTTTGGCGACGTGAGCTTTGGCAAGGTCACTGGCACGAATCTCGACATCAATGGCAATGGTGATGTGTCCGGGACTTTTGTGGTGGGCGGAGCTGTCACCATCAAGGGATCCTTGAATGCGCAAGGCGGTTTGAATGTCACGAGCATCACGGCGACCGGAACATCCACCTTGGCCGCCGTCAATGCGACGAACATTTTGGCTAGTGGCACGCTGAAGGTCAATGGCGCAACCACTTTGCAGGCTGTCTCTGCCAAAAAGGTCACGGCGACAGAGCTTGACCTTAATGGCAACGGAGATGTTTCCGGAAACCTGGTTGCCCACGGTAAGACGACTCTGGAAGCGCTCCAGGCGAACGGTGACGTGAATGTCGGTGGGTTATTGAAAGTAACCGGAAAAGCCACAGTTGATGACATTGCCATCCACGGCAGCTCTACAGATTTCGCGGGCGACCGCGGGCAAATCGGCAATTGTGATGCTGTTACCGACATTGACTTTAATGAATATGGAACTAAGTCGGGTGTTTGGCGTATAAGCGGTACGTATCAGAATGGAGGCGATTTCGGAGATGTTGCGGGCTTTTTAGTCGTTTATGCAAACAAACAATTAAATTACGCGGTTCAATTTTTTATACGCACTTTGAGTGCAGATACGTTTTATATAAGAACAAAACACGGTGAATGGCAACCGTGGCGAAGACTTATTTTAGATCAAAATATCAATGCGGTCGGGTTGGTGAGTTTCCTACAGGCTCAAAACCTAACTGCCGAGCAAAAGACGCAAGCGCTCCAAAATATCGGGGCATTGCCGCTTACGGGCGGGGATTTGACGGGTGACGTTACAAATACGGGTACTTTTACGGTTAAAGGATCTACAGCCTACAGACAACAGTATGCCAATTTAGATAGAGACGTCCCACCGCAAACTGATCCGATTCAAAATTTCCCTTTAACGCTTGTTGATAAAAATGGCAAAACAGCCGCGCTGATTAAATACTGGCAACAAACAACTAACAAAACATGCTTGCAATTTGGCACGGCTAAATCAACAGCGTCGGGGGGAACCGATTACGCGACATTCGAAATCGGCTTTGATGACAATGGAACAAAGTATATGAATGTTCCTGACACGCCGAGCAATGCGAATGGCGTTCAGGCGGCAACTGCTAAATTTGTTAATGACCGAATCAAAAACAGCACAGACGTAGTGCATACGACTGGTTCTGAAACCATCAACGGCTCGAAAACGTTCGGAAGTCCAGTCGTTAGCAATGCAAATACACTGATTCAGAGTGCAAATTGGAGCGGTATCCGCCTTGGCGATACGAGCCGAACTAGTGATTCGAACAAGATGCTTGCTCAAGTACTCGATGCTGACGGGCATCGGTGGATTGGCTTGGAAACAACGGCTAACACGGAAGGGCATCGAACCGTTCAGCTAATCGGGCGAAACCGAACCAACACCGCTTGGTTGAATTTCATCAAATTTTGGGACTATGCAGACGGTTCTTTTGCCGCAAATTTAGCTGCTAATACGCCAAGCACGGCCATAAATACCGAAGTCGCCACGGCAAAGTTTGTCAACGATCAGATTCAGAGTATTGACGACAAAATAGTGAGACCGATTGCGTGGCGAGAAACAGGATCGGCACCGGGCGGCCCGGTGGTGGTAACGATTAATAACTTAGTGGTCGGGCAGACACTTTTTCTTTTGTTAGATACAAACAACGGGCTTTCAGACATATCAAGAACGGCTACTTATGACTTTACCGGGTTAACCAATAATGAACAGATTGGAATTTTCAACCCGCAAAATCGATCTTTTAATATGTTTGCAAGGACGGTTGCGGAAGAGACCGTAACGATTACCATGAATTTAAACGGATGCTCTGATATGAGTATCGTAGTTTTCGGGGTGACAAATGCTTAGAGTTTTTATTGTTGACGCTAATTACAATAAGCGGGAAATCTTTCAAGAGGTCGAAGAAACGAGCTATGAAACTGAAACGATAGTTCGTGTTGACGAAGAGGGAAAAGAGACTAAAGAACAGGTATCCGTTCCTGTAACGAACTTGGTGAGAAAGAAAGTCGCTAATCCCGATTACACGCCAAAATGGATTTGCGTAAATGCCGCATCCGATGAAGAGGCGGCGCAGTGGATTGCACAGGAGGCAAAGGAAATTCCCGCTGAAGAGATCGAGCAGATTTTCGGAGATAAAGCGGCGCAGGCGTCGCCGTTAACTGTCAAGGTTAGCGCAGACGGGCAGCAAATCGAGAGCTTTACGCCATTGCCGGGGTACCAGCCGACAAACGAAGAACTCGAAGCCGATGCTCGCGCCAAGCGCGATGCGCTGCTTGCAGAAACAGACTTTTTGCTAATGCCGGACTATCCGATGAACGCGGAAACTCTTGAGGCTGTCAAGGCATACCGACAGGCACTGCGCGATGTGCCGCAGCAAGAGGGGTTCCCGCTTGATGTTATGTGGCCGAAGAAGCCGGAAGTCTAGGAACGCGGGCTCGGAGTATCTTCCGAGCCTGTTTCAAGCTCATCTCAGGCCAATGGCCGATGGTTTCGTCTGTGATGCGACCGGAATGGTGTGACCTGAAAACCCAGGACTTGGATACGGATGGCTGGACTCTTAAGGTCAAGCCGTTTCCGTCTGCTATGGAGTAGCGCGATTCGCGCGGTTTTAAAGATTGGATTTGCTTGGTTGTAAGTGCCATTTGTAAGGCTCCTTGAGTTGTAGCGGGGAGCCTTAATTTTTGTAGGAGTGCCTGAAGATGGCTTATTTGAAGTGGTTTTTATACCTTCTGATCGGGGTTCCTTTTGAACTTTTCGCAAAGCTCTTGTCTCCGCTTTTAGCCTACTTCGTCCAAGACGATGGCTGGCTTCCGAAGTGGCTCTGGATGTTCCAGACGCCTGATAACACCTGTGATGGCGACCGTGGTCACAAAGAGCGATGGCCACGTGACGGGGTCTTTTGGACATGGATGCGCCGTTGTGCATGGCTCTTCAGAAACTCGGCTTATGGCTTCAACTACTACGTGCTCGGCGTCATTACCGGACGGGTGATCTGGCTTGGCATGAAGGGAACCCTGAGATTGGCGACAAGTCTGGTGTGAGCGGCCTTTGTCGATGGTACATGGAACGGGACGGGAAGCTGATTTGCTGGCAGATCTACTACGTCTATCACTACCAGATCTTTGGCCACTGGAAGTGCGTCCGGATTGGTGCAGGCTGGAAGATGTGGGGAGATGTGGACTCTGACCCGTACTGCCAGCATTGGGCGTACTTCAACCCTTTTAAAGGGTCAGGGTTTGAACAGAAGGAAAAGGAATGATCCAGAGAGTTTCAGATATTGCCGCCTATTTTTCGAGTCTCGGGCTTGATCGATCAATCACGGCCATAGGGTCTCTGGCCGGGGCGATCTGGGGCTTCGCTTTCACGGAAGCGATCTGGCCTTTGGTTTGGTGGCTAGCGATCTTTGTCGCCATTGACTTTATTACGGGCTGGGTGGCCGCATCAAAGACCGGAGATTTTGACTCCAGCATCCTACGGGATGGTGTTTTAAGGAAGGTTCTCATCATTTCCGTCTGCGGCCTTTCACACGGTCTTGACGTGCTCTTTGAACCAGTCATTGGGGTGTCGATCTTTCAAACGATGGTCATCTGTATGTATGGCCTGGGAGAGTTTGCGTCGATCATCGAGAACCTTGAGAAGGCGGGGTACGGTCAATCGATCCCTCCGATCCTTAGACGCTTGATCGGAGCTTTGAATCACCGCCTCGAAGACACAGTTGAAAAAATTGAAGGAGATACAAATGCCGACGCGCGGCCTCAGAAATAACAACCCGGGAAACATCGACAAGACGGGCGAAGTTTGGGAAGGACAGGAGTTGCCTGGAAGCGACGAACGTTTTTGCACGTTCTCGAGCATGGACTACGGTTGCCGAGCTTTGATCCGCACTCTGATGACGTACCACACGAAGTATGGCCTTTCGACGGTGCGAGAAATCATCATCCGCTGGGCGCCGCCAGTGGAGAACAACACGGATGCTTATATCAAGCACGTGTGTGACCGACTTGGTGTTGCGCCGGATCATCCTCTGGCCTTTGACGGCAATCCGCAGGTCTATCTTCATCTGGCACGCGCGATTGCTTATCACGAGAACGGTTCGGCAGCAGACAACATCAGTCTCGAAACATGGAAGGAAGGCGCTGAGCTCGCCGGGCTTAAGGTGGCAGTATGAACACTTGGCTAAAAGTGGCTACGTGTGCTGTGGCGGGGTTTCTTATTTTCGGTGCTGGCTACAAGTATGCGGCCGCACTTTACGAGGCTGATATTGCCAACCTGCAAGCACAGTATGCCCTGGCCATGAAGGAAAAGACTGATGAGTATCGAGCAAAAGAACAGAGTCAAGCCAAGCAGCTCGCAGACGCGTGGGATGCGCTTGAGCGTGCTCGCGCTGAGTCTGTCGATCTGCGTGATGACGTTGAGCGGGTGCGCAACCAAGCTGCTGCCCTTGAGCGTAAACTGTCCAAAAGCAGCGCCGCTTCCTGTGCATCTGAAAGAAAGTTGCTTGCCGGATGTACAAGCTTGCTCGCAAGAGGCGCAAGCTTGGTTGAGCGATGTGAAAAAGTGGCTCGAGACAGCGCAACGAAGCACGACGCAGTAGTGAAGCTTCACCCAAGCAACTGAATCTTTGGTAGCAACAAGGGTAGTAATATGAAATAGGGCGCTTTAGAACCACTGTAAATACAGGTTAGTTCGAGTCCCGCCGCCGACCACGAAATTCCAGGAAAAGGAGATGTACAGATTCGGTATGTCTCCTTTTTTTTGCGTCAGTTCCGGCCGTAAACCATTACGGCGAGCGCATAAACAACGACTGCAACGGCACAGAATAAGATCGCCAGATCAACCGTCATCGCGAAAAAGAGTTCGTCTCGCGCGACCGTGATGTAGGACATTTCGCACATCAGAAGAAAGGCAAAATCGCGCCGAATCCAAATCTGAACGGACAACACGATCAATATCGCCAAAATTCCGTACTTGCCGAAGACGACTACCCACCCGGGAACTCGAGTTCTCAGAGACGTTTCCCACTTACCCAGGACAAGCCGCGCGTGCAGTCCGACATGAACGGCAGCAGCTAAGAAGAACCACAGAGAAAGCGCCACATGGGAAAGATCCAT